TTGATTCAAGATTATTCATAATGTCTATTATACCATAGTTTACCTGAAAAGTAAACCCCTATTCTATCTAGTATCCGCCGCCGCCTCCGCCGCCTCCGCCGCCCTCAGCGCCACCACTAGAACTAGATCCTGTATTAGGTGGAGTTTGGGTTACCCCTCCTATGGTTGCAAATTCAAACGAGGTATATTTAAGGACTAAGTCCGCTTGTAAATATTCTATATCTGTACCCTGGGCGTTAAACTCTACTGAGCTTAATTGTACTGGGAATACATCATAGAATTTTATTTCCTGATTGACGTTGTTGTGTGAACTATAGATCAATAACGTTGCGTCATTCTTATAGTTCTTATCGGCATCTTTTCTTTGAATTAGATTATGCATCCAATTAAATGTTTCTATGTAGTTTTCCATATTTTCTGTTATGTTAAACCTTATAGAAAGATCTTCGAATGACATACGATCACCAGACATAGCTATATTAACTCCTCGATAAGGCAAAGGTGTGTCGCCTGAAGTAATTCCTGGTAAGTTAACTGCCGTGCAGAAGTATTCCAGATTTGGAAACTCTGTGGTATCTATTTTAAACCCAAAACCTACTGGGCTAAGAAAGTTCTTATTAGTTGTTAATGCCATGGTATTATTTATATGATTTAAAAAGCTAGTATACAAAAAAAGGGGCACCGAAGTACCCCTTTTAAAGAATTAGAATTAACTAATGATTTACACCATTATGTCGTCAATTCTGAAGATTCTGAAGTATTGGTTAGTTCGAGCTGTCCCGATAGTACCATCAATAGCTACAAAAGGATTAGCAATCATGCCGTACCTTGTTTTGAATCCCATTCTAGGCTGGAAGTCATTCTCACCAACTGCTTTAACCATAGTTAAAGGAACGTATGGACAATAGAATAGTCCTGCGTCGTATGGATTTGAACCTCTATAACCAACACATGCAAAGTCTACAGTCGCATATGGATCTATGTAAACTTTCATTCTGCCGTTTAAGACACCAGCAAATGTATTACCAGTATCATCTACGTTTAAGTTTGCACTTAATGCAGGAGTGTAGTCTAAAAGACCAGCAGCTGCTAGAGCTGAAGCTACGTCTGAAGAACAAAGTACAAAGTTACCTTTGCCACGTCTTGTTTCTTTAGCAATTACGTTTGCTTCTCTTTCTAGTTGCATGATAAGACCTTTGAATCTCTCAACCATCCATCTACCGTCTGAGTCAGTGTTGACATCAAAGATACCGGATACGGCTGTTGAAGATTGTAAAGCTCCGATTTTAGCAGATGTAAGAACTGATCTAACTACTTCTCTGTTGATTTCCGCTAGGATTTCAGCTGATAAGATGTTAGCTAGTTCGCCTTCTGCATCTAAACCGTGGATCGCTTTAAGATCTTGTGCTAGTTCCATTGTGTACTCAGCTTTTAAAGCTCTTGACTTAGCAGTTACTGTAGCTTTTTCAATTGTGAAAGCCATTTCGCCGAAAGAACCGTCGCCGGACTCGCCAACTCCTAATCTTTCTGCTGCTGCTGTAGTAAGACCTGTACCGAATGTGTTAGTGATGTCAGCTACTGCTGTATCTGCGATAGTACCGTCAGAATCAGCATCAGTTGCTCCACCTAATCCAGTAGGTTCTGCTTGATGAGTACCAGTACCAGAAAAGTCTGTATCAGCTTCATTAAAGAATGCTTCTGTTCCAGCTTGTGTTGCGTACTTGGATTTCATTGCGAAGATAAGTCCTGTTGGACCAGTCATTGGCTGAACGCCAGCGATATCATAAGCGATGAGGTTAGGCATGGCTCGTCTTACTAAAGAAATAAGAACTGGATCAAAAGTACCAATATTGTTAGGAGCACTACCGCTAATGTTATTAGCTGCTGCTGCTTCTGAAATATAGTTACCTTGGGCCTGTGCTTGTTCTTCACGTAAAGCGATTTCTTGGTTTTCAAGAAGCCTTGCTGTGACAGCTTTTTTATATCTGTCTTGGATTTCAGGAGCGCCTTCGTGGTCTAAGACCGGGCCCCATTTTTCCATTAATTGTGAATCTGCGTTAAACATTTATGTTTTCCCCTATAGATTATTATTTATTAAATTTAGTTATAGCCTGAGTGTATCTAGCCATGGATTCGGAAACTTCAACAATTTCTGCTGTATCTTCCCCTGCCATACTATTTACTTCGTCAACTGATTCAGTTACTTCGCCTTTGAAAAATGATCCTTTGATAGTAGCTACTTTCTGTTCGAAAGTTTCTTTGTTATCAAATTCTACATCTTCCACCAACTTAGCAAATTTCTCAGCATCGGTTTCTGCAAGCCCTGAAGATGCTTCTCTTACTATAGCAGCTTTCTCATGTGACTGATTAGCTCCGTGTAGTGCGATGTTATCTTCTGTGGTTTTGTTTAGAGATTCCTCTAGTTCAGCTACTTGGTCAGATAGTTCATCTAACAAGTTTTCTTTACCTTCTGGTATCTCAATATAGTGTTCTTTGAACACTGACTGAAGTGAAGTCATAAAGTCTTCAGCAATCTCAGTCCTAAGACCTTGGCTAACTGATACTTCGTTTTCTTTCATCCAATTTTCAACAACATAGTTTAAGTATGAATCTACTTTCTCTACCATTGAAGCTTGAATCTCAGAAACTTCTTCTTCTAAGTTTTGCACGTATTCAGATTCTAAGCGCTCTACTGTTTCAGCTAATTTACTTGTTAGTACTGCTTCTACAATTGTGCTTGCTTTTTCTTTGAACCCATCGCTCAATGTAGCTTCTTCTGCGATAATAGTATCTAGATCATCAGAAAAATCAAGAGCTTCTACTTTCGCTTTAGCTTTTAATTCATTCTTCTTTTTCGGTAAAGATGCTTTCAATGCTTTATCAGCATCTCCAACTTCTTCGTCGTTATCTTCGTCTACTTCATCTTCAGAAATCGCTGCCATTTTTGCAAATAGTTTTTGTGCGTCTTCTTTTTTTGCTGACTTTAACATATCAACTGCGGCTTGTATTACACCAGCTTTAGTTTTAGGAGTAGCTACAGATTTTGGAGCATCTTCTTCAAGATCATCCTCTTTCTTTTTAGCTTCTTCTAGCTCTTCTTCTGCTGATTCAACAACTTCCTCGTTAGCATCTTCAACAACATCTTCGATTACTTGATTTTCATCGTTTAGTTGCTCTTCGCTTACTTCAGAAGCTTGCTCATCAATTGACAGTTCTTCAACGTTATTTACGTCTTCTGACATTGTCGTTATCCTCCTCGGATTATTTATTTACAAGTTTCGAGAGGAAATTCTTAAAGGCTCTGATCTCAACATCCGAAGAGTTGATATTCTTTGCAGTCTTTATTTCAGTCTCAATTAATTCAATGTCTTGCGCTTTTAATATGCCGTTATCCCATATCCAGTCCACACCTTCCATAATTCCATTGACAAATGCCTCTGGAGCTGAAGGGTCTTGGACTATATCTACTGTTGATAACATAAAGTCACCATTCACGTAACTAGCACCATTTTTTTGCACAAGGCTTCCCATACCACGACTTGATACACCAAGCTTAACTCCGCCTTCAAGTAAACCGCTAACGATATTACCCATAGGAGTATTAAGTATTGATGCCTTACCCACAACATTATTTCCTTCCCATTTAAGGTCAGTAATCTTGTGAGAAACTTTATCCAGGTTGATAGTCGGTCCTTCTGGGTGATTTAACTCACCAACCGCTCTACCAGTAATCACCTGCTCTTTAACATATTTGTTAACAGCTGATTCTAGAATCTTTTTTTCATATACACGGCCATTTCGATTTTTCTTATCGGCCTGCATAAACACGCCTTCTATGACGTGGCTTTTATTACCTTTTTTATCTTCGGTAATGTAATTTGTTATATTACTATCTGTATACTCTGAAATTAACTTCATGAGTTATCTCCGTAATTATGCTTCTTGCTCTGTAGGTTCTTCAACTGGAATCTTCCTGTCGATCATACTACCTGCAAGTTCTATTTTTTTAGCGTCTAAAGCATCTTTCAGCTTTATTCCCATAACAGTGTCAAACGTTTTGTTTGCTTTCACATTGTCACCGTCATTCACTTGTTTAATTATATCTGTAACTTCCATTATTTAATCCTGTGTTATATATTTATACGTACAAAGTTCTTGGTATTACCCAAATCTCGGATCTTCCGGATCTGGCATATCAAGATCCCCTGCTTTCTCTTCATCATCAATTTGTTGTTGCATAGTTTCAATATCATCATCGTTGAATCGTAGAATATTCTTCTGAACCCACTCTTTTGATATGAAAGTACCCATAAATTCATCTAATGAACTTAACATTTCAAATCTTTCTTTATACATCTCTGACTCTTTTAATTCACTAAAGTAGTTGTCTTCAATAAAATCAAACGCAATAGATTCTTTCCACTGTGCCCAATCTTGTTCAGTCAATATACCTTTTAGAAGTAATTGAGTTTTAAGTAACTGTAAAAACAGATCTGAAAACCTTTTTCTTAATCGATCAATAAACTTTTTAAACTTAATCTCATCTCTGGTGATCTCGGAAGATCTGCCTAATGAGAACTGAGCCTCTTGTTCTAATCGATTCATAGGAACGTTCAATGCTTTATATAATCTCTTCTGAAAATATACAATATCATCTATTTGTCCTAAATTCTCGCCGCCTGGTAGCGTGGTGATTTCTGTTCCTCTTCCACCTTCTCTACGTGGTAAGAAGAAATCTTCAAGCATACTCATATGCTTTTTATCATCTTTGATATCACCAGTCTTTGCGTCATACACCAATTTGTTTCTATATTGATTCATAATACCTTTTAGGTACTCTTCGGCTTTACCCTTAGGTAAGTTACCAACATCAATATAAAATATCCTACGTTCTGGGGCACGCGATATTCTGTATATAACTAACGAATCTTCCATCATCCTTAATTGATTTACCGGCTTAATAGCCTTATGTAAATAGGATAAGATTCTTTTTCTTTGACCATCTAACATCCCAGATGTTGCATAAGCAATAGCATCTGGTTGTATTTTTAGTCCTTGATTATATTTTCCAAGAGCATTGTCTTGGTATATAAAAAACTCTGTTTGTTTCTTAATGAGTTTAGCTCCTGTTTTAGGATCTTCCTCTTCTTCTATTTCTTTTACTTTTCTTAATTTGGTAGGATCGATGTATCGAAGCTCTTTAATACCATTTTTAAGATTGTCATCTACAATGATGTGGTAAGGTAATCTACCATCAATGTACCATTTTCTAAAAATATCATGACCAAAACTATTGAAGTTAAGTAACTCTAGTATATGATCAAATTCTCCTTTTAGTAATTTTTTTATTTTGTCTGAAGTGTCTACTTTATCTAAAACAATATCCACTGGAACATCGTTATGATCTCCCACGATTGCTTCATTCACTATATCTTCGATTGCTGCATCAGCCTCTGGTTGAGCTGACACGTCACGATACTTTAAAATAAGTTCTACTTCGTTTTTTGCGTTGCCGCCATCTTGATCAATATATGCACCAAAATGTCCGCCACTGGTTATAACACCTGCGCCGTCTTCTTCTGTATTTGGTACAAAGGAAACTTTAGGAACTTCTTTGTCCTTTCCTTTTCTATTAATTTCGAATCCGAAAAATTCTGCCATACTATATATTCCTGATATAATCAGAGGGAAACGTTAAGTTCCCCTCGTCTTATATATTTATGAACCTAATTAAGATGTGGTTCCAGTTGATTCCCAATACTGTACTTGTAATTCAACAGTAAACTCTTGAATTGTATCTGCAGTTTCATATGAAACGTCGATAGCACCGATGTTGGAAGGCCAAAGCCCTCTAAAATCGTAAGTCTTAGTAACATTACCTTCTTTATCAAGTTGCTCTATAATAGCATCTGCTTGATAGTCAGTAGGATTACTTAGACCAGTGTTAGAATTGTGACCGTTAATACCATTACTCCATGCTTCAAAAGCATTTCGTACTTCAAAACCAGTATCATTGATAATCGTTATGGACCAAGGTTCAAAAGTTCTATCTCCAGCTAACTGAAGTTGTCTTCCTCTGAATGGAACCATAATCGGTGCTACCACTGATGATGGAAATTGAGCTGTTTTACACATAAATGATGTAAGTTCTACATCGCCATTTGCATAGCCAGGGAAGTTCATTGTAACCTTGAAAAGGTTAGAACGAGCACCACCGCCAACTAGCTTAGATTTAAAATCGTCTACGCCTAATATTGCCATTGTGAATTACCCCTTATGAGCCGGCGATTTCTGAGAAATCGACGCCTGTTCTTGTTGCTATGAAATTTAGTGTAATGAAGTTAATAGATCTTGCTGGCTTGATAAAAATATCTGCCACGAATCTGTTACCATCAATAACCGCTCCGGTATTATTAGTAGTATCACAAACGACTGAGAAGTCTGTAACGCCACGTCTACCTTTAACGTCTCTCAAGAACGGCTCTACCATATTACGGAAGTTTGCTCTTGTGAATTCGTCATTAAATTCAAATAATTGTGCCTTAGCAGCTGTTGAAATTGCTTTCTCTAGTGCTATGAACAATCTTCGAACGTTAATCCTATCAAATGCAGAAGGTTTGCTAAGAAGAGTTTTATCTCCAAATAACATCATACCTTGTCCTGGGAAAGAAACCAATGGGTTTACTCTGCCTTTGTACAATGTATCTCTATCTGCTTTTTTAGGATTGTATGCTAGTTTAGTTACGCCGAATAGCTGACCACGATTCACACCTGCTGGTGAGAACCAAGCATCTGCTACTTGATCTGTATTAGCACATAAACCTGCTACGTGTCCTGCTGCACCAATATATCTATATACATCGTTATATTTGTCGTATACGTATAGAGCTGAGCTATCGCAAGAAGCGTAAGATGAAGAAGTAAGTCCGTTTGCAAAAGCCATTACGTCTGTTGCTGGAGCTGCACTTCCTACTGTGTCCTCTATCGGTGGAGATACAAAAGCCATACAATCTTTTCTTGCTGTTGCAATTGAAATAAGATCTTCTGCTATTGTCTCTGTGCCGTTAGCATCTGGACATGCAAACAATAAGTTAACATCAACTGTTTCTGCGTCTTCGAATAGGTCGTAACCTAATAAGATTTCGCCAGCTGTTGGTGCGTTATCGTCTGATCCACCTGCAAGGGAAGCTTCCATTGCTGATGTGTGTGTTGTAAAACTGTTTCCTGCTACACTTGATATAAGTGAGCCTGCTTCTGCTAAGTTAGTGTTGTGATCTGTCCACCAAATATACTTAGAGTTATTATTAATAACGTCTTTGTAATAGTTAGTAGTTCCATCACTCTTCTTAGCATCCGACCCTTGGGAAACGTATGCGAAAGTTTCTAACACAGTACCTGCGGTACCTGTTAATAAACCATCTTCGTCAATAACTGCTACGTGTAATTCGTCGTTTGCGCCCGATTTACCAATTGAGACTGCATAATCAGAAGTTCCTGGAGCACTGTCAAATGAACCTGAATAGGTCCATCCTGAAAAGCTAGAAATACCTTGCGATATTACTGATACTTTTAGACTGTTTCCGAGAACGCCTGGGTATTTAGCAACCCAATCTCCCTTTGATAGGGATCCGTTAGCGTAGTTATTATCATAATCATCTTTATTCTTAATCAGTTGTCCGGAACCATCACCAGAAGCATTGTCATGCCCCGATAATACTCGAACTACCTTCAGCGCGTTGCCATACTTTAAGAATGCCGCGGCTGTAAGAAAATATTTAGCTGTACTGTCGTCTGGTGTACCGAAATGTTCAGCGAGTTCTGTTTCAGAACCTACTGTTTTAATTTCGCCAACCGGACCCCAGTTAAATGATCCAGCGAATCCACCAATATTGGTAGAAACAGCGGGGATCACGCTAGTTGCGTCGATCTCTTTGACCTCAACGCCTGGTGATACTTGAAATGCCATCGCTTTATCCTCTTTTTGAGTTAGTTAATAAGTTATTCATAATAAGATTATATTCAATACGTTTATTTATACTAATTAAATTTCTAGGGTTAGACATCTGTCCTGTCATTCCTTTCTACCCAATCTGATAATATAAACTTCCTGTTTGGATTAACCGATACCTTAAATATACTCAGTAGTTTCCTATTTACAAGCATCTCTGATGCAGAGTCTCTTGTGGTTAATCCAAAAGGAACTGTGTATTGTTTATTATTGAAGGTTATTGTTAGTTCAACCACAGGTCTTTTATCTGTGGTATTTAAATGTTTTGCTAGTGATATATCTATTATCTCATTTTTAAACTTCTGGCCATTTTTGACCCAGTGTGCTGTGTCACCGTCAATGTCTAGTTTATCTACATGAAGCATCGTAGCATTAGTACCATTACCAGTATCGAACTTAGCTCTTATTGGTGTATCTAATCCATTGATTACTATTCTTTCGACATAGCCTGATTCGGTTCTAAATAAAGGTCTTCTATGAATTTCTGCAGAAAAGTAATCTAATATAATTTCAAATACTTCTTTATCTGATTTTTTACCTATCTTTTTACCATCTGCAGGATCGTATCCCATGAAAGAAGATCGTATGCCAGGTGATCCGTTTATCTCTAATATGTATAGTTTATTACCAACTTTACAATGATCTACACCGCAATACATAGTGCCAGAGCTCCGTGCAGCGCGCCTAATGAGTTCTTTTTCTTCTTCCGATAGATTATATGGTACAGTTTTAGCACCTAAATGTACGTTGTTTCTAAATTCTTTATCGTCTTGTTTAATCCTTTCTGCTGCACCTATAATGTTACCATTCACAACCAATGTTCTAATATCGGATTTAATATCTAAAAATTCTTGGATTAAAAGCTGTGCATCATATTTCCATAAGGATTGTGCTACAGATATAAGTGAAGCCATATCATTTACTTTAGATACTCCAACACCTTGTGTACCTGTAAGTGTTTTTATTATAACTGGAAACTTACCACCTATTTTACTATGTGCGGTTTCTATAGACTTAACAGTATTAATCATTGCCGTTTTAGGCGTACTTATATTATATCTATCTAAGGTAATAGTACTAGATAGTTTATTATCACATAAAACCATTGATTCTAAATCGTTGATTAAAAAGAATCCATATGTTCCTAATGTAGATACTAAGGCTTGTGATACTAATGTTTGTATTGCCCCAGCTCTTACAAAAATAATGGATTTATCTTTTTGTATAGTTAATTTTTTATCTTCACCATCAAAGTTATGGAATGTAACCTCACCAATATCAACATCTGAATCAGCTATATAAGCTTCTTCTACATTAATTAAATTATATTTTAAACCTTTCTTTTTAGCTACATCTTCTATAACTTCTGCAAATGTACCTTCCTCGTCGCCAAGACCAAGCACAACAAGATGTAATCCCTTTACAGGTTTGCTAGCAAAAGTATTTGAGGTATCTGTTGCTTCCACTATTGGTGGATCTATGTAGTCTTTAAATTTCATTTTTACCAGTTATTAAATTTGGTCTCTGTTTCCAACCAAAGGTTTCCTTCTTCGTCTTTACTATATTTATGATCTTCAGAACCTTGGCCTAAAAACCCAACTGGAAGCATATCATCTTGTATTGCTGCCAGCCTTTCCCTATATAACATATCTTTCATGTCAATATCAGTTAATGATCTAAATATATCTGTGGTAGTAAACCAAGCAAACAATACTAAGTTCATCATTAAGTCATCATGGTTAGATGAGCTTGCTTGGAAAGAATTTCCTTTTGAAACGAAAGTACTCATTTCCACAATTGTATTTGAATCTACTATCTCTAATTTCTTTTGTTCTATTAAATCTTTTATGGTAGAACATCCTATTCGTTTTACCCTTCGTGTCATAGTAGCACCAATCGCATTTGCTTTTACCTGTGATTCTACGAATATGTTTTCATACTCTAAATCATAATATAATCCATTGCAAACTACTGCACCTTGGTCATTACTTTCTACAATCACATATGCTTCATTGTAGCTCTTCGCATATTTATACACGATATCCGGTAATAACATTGGTGATATATTGTTATCTCTAAACACTGCGACTTGTTTAAATGGGTTAACTGAGCTATCGATGATAGTAAATGTACTATAATCTTGTCCTCTACCCTTTGCAACATCCACCGTCATTATGTATTCATGGCCTTCAATCGCTTGTTCATATATCCAGGTATTCTCTTTAAATGAAATAGGTTCATGGCTTTTCTGTGCTAACAAATGATTAGCTTCGATTAAAGTATTACCTCTTCCGTGGAATGTATTACCAAACTCTTGTTCAAATTGTAATTCAGATGTATTGGATATAGTTTCTTTCTGCCATTTCTTATTTCGTCCTGGTACATCCCACCAATCTATGCGAAAAGGCTTATATTCGTTTGTCTCTTGTACCGCTCCTTCCCAAAGTTTATGATATACATTACCTATCCCATTTGCTGTAGAACAAATTATAATTTGGGTATCTTTACCTGCTGATACCACCGGATAGGTAGATGTATAAAACCTAGCATCATCATCGATGAAAGCAAACTCATCTAAGAACAATAAGTTAATAGATAAACCCCTTATAGAACTACCAGAGGTTGCTGCTGCTATTATTTTAGAATTGTTACTGAATTCTAATGAACCTTTATTTAATGCCTTAGTTCCTGGCTGTAAAAAGAAAGGTAAGTTCTCGAGCGCGAGGGTGATACGCGCGAGCATCTCACGTGCGACCGCGCCCTTGTTCGCGAGTACCGCGATAGTTTTATCTGGATGAAATACTGCATACCATAAGATATAAACCACACTAGATATACTTTTACCACTTTGTCTGCATGCTAACACTATACTAAATCTATTCTGATTAAAGTGTTTAAACATCTTTTTTTGATACGGATATAGATCAAATGGTACTAATCCTTCATCCAAAGATATAATCTTTACATACTTCTTAGCAAAATACACAGGATCTTTCATACACTTTAGGTATTCTTTAATCTCTTCCTTAGTAAATTCGGTTTCGACTCCATCCCGCTTAACGTTAGGATTACCTAGATAACCGAATTCGTTATTTTTAATCCTTTGCATCAATAAAATCTTTTT